TAGAGCCTGTGGCACCTGTAGAGCCTGTGGCACCTGTAGAGCCTGTGGCACCTGTAGAGCCTGTGGCACCTGTAGAGCCTGTGGCACCTGTAGAGCCTGTGGCACCTGTAGAGCCTGTAACGGTTGTTCCGAATACCCCACTGGAAGGAACCATGCGCGACCATCTGGAGGCCATTCTAACGAAAATCCAGGCAAAGTCCCCCTTTGGCCTCATTCGCCCCAGCGACGGTGAGCATTCCATCCTCCTGAATAAGACCCTCACGAATTGCGATAATTGGACGTTCAAGAGTGGCGGAATTCTCCAGAAGCAACTCGCCGAAAGTATTCAGACTGTGGATCCTAATCTCTATATTGGAATTCCCTGTAATACCTGTAACAAACCTTGGAATTGTACGCCGGAAATTTACGGAGATTTTGTGGGGCGGTTCAAGGTTCCTCTAGGGCAACGCACCTACGCAAATATTTTCGGAAATTCCAATTGGCCGAGATTTACCGAATTTCTAAAGGGACATTCTGGATTCTATCTTGTCACCTCTGGAGTTGTCGGCTCGGTTCTTCCTATTAAGGAACACCACCTCATTTATGAAAAACTGGTTGACTGTTGGGATGAAAGACATGTCATTGAGACGGAACGCGTTATTCAATTTATCCAAAAGCTACACGGAGAACTCATTTGCTTTTCGGCGGGGCCCTTGTCCAAGATATGGATTCCTCTTTGTATGAAGGAGAATCCGACCAATATGTACGTGGATGTTGGCGGATCCATTGATAGTTTTACAAAGGGTACGCCGAGTCGTCTATATACGGATCCTGAGCACCCCTTTTCAAAGGAGTCGTGCGTTTTTGTGGAGCAGAATGGAGGGCCTTCTGTTGCGGACCTGGAAATTGTCCCGATAATCATCACAGAAGTCACAGAAGTCACAGAGGCTTCTGTATCCGAATCCCCGAAACTTGTTAATGAAATCGTTGGAGGCTCCCCCGAACCAGCGGATATGCTACAATTGTTAAAGAATTATAAGGCGAATCTCTACAAGGGCAACAAGGTTGATGTAACGCCTGCTATGTGTGGGCGCTATACCTGGGGCGAAGGATATATTCAGTTTAGTCTCGGTGGAGCCCTTCATACCACATGGAAAGAGGGGACATATGTATTTTTGGATGCTACTACTGTACAGGCAAAATGGAGTACTCACAACCATATTATAAGACTAAATGACAATTATGATGCCTATACCGCCATTCACATGGATACGCTGGTAGTATCAACAGGGGTTCTTGAGTCTGAATCGGTCTTCATTTACGATGATTGCCTTATAGAGAATGGCGACCGTCCTGGTCAAATCGCTCTGGATGTAGAGGCTTCCCGTTATCTACTCTATGCCTGCGTATTCCACAAGAAGAGCTATATAGAACTCCTCAAGATTCTCCTGGCCTCCTACAAGTTCTTCTCAAGGACTGACGGCATTGATTTCGTAGTTTTCACCTCCAAGGAGTTTGAGGCCGAGATTCTGGAGTTCGGTGCCATGATCGGCATTCAGATAGAATGCCAGATTTTTGATTTCACCACCATACACGAATCCTCTTGCGCGAGACTGTACGTATTTGACTATGCCAAAATAAACCTGTATAAGAAGGCAATCTACCTTGATACCGACATAATCATCCAAGGAGACCTCCTAAAAATCTTTGAGTTGGAGATTGGCGACCAGATATATGCCCTGAACGAGGGCACAATAGACCACGAAATCCACGGCGGCTGGTTTTTCGACTTTACAAAGATTAGTAAACAGACGCCCGCTCTCAACGGGGGCATCATGTTATTCAAGATAACGGGCGCCATTCGGTTCAAATTCAACACGGCAATCGCGCACATTGAGCACATGAAGGCGCGCGGCGGCAGAATGCCCGAATGCTGGGACCAGCCCTTCCTGAATTATCACTTTATAAAGGACGGTATCCACGACATGGTTCTTATGAACCAATATGCCAAGATTTACTGCGATGAGCCGCCGCCGCCGCCTTCGGCCCCCACAGATGTCAGTATATGCCATTTCGTGTGGCCTCTTGGAAATGCCGAGCACAAGCGGAAACGAATGGAGGCGCATCTTTCGCACATCCTGAAGAATTATCAGAAGATATACCCTACTCAAGAGCCTCTTGATGTAACCAATATCCTAGGACGGCGCTATTGCTGGGGCAATGGGTACATTGAGTTTTTTCCGAATGGCGTTCTTAATACAATTTGGAGTGCTGGTACATATTCTATGTTGGATTCTAGAACGGCATATGTCTCTTGGAACAACTTTAACCATATAATAAAGTTAGATGACACTCTCAATACGTATATTTCATTTAGAATTGGGGATCTCAATATGTGCTGTGGAAAACAAAAGGCGAATCCTATCTGTATTTACGGAGACAGTCACGCCATAATGTTCATAAAACTATCCAAACTAAACACGAATCTATTTGATTTCGGAAAAACAATGCACAGCGTGGGCAGAGACTGTAGAATTGTGAATTTTTATCCTGGCGATCTTGATGAAAATAGCACCGTGTGCCTCGTCTATGGCGAAGTGGATGTCAGATGCCACATAGGAAAACAGGTGCTCCTTGGACGGGATGTTGGCACAATCTGTAAGACTCTTGTGGAAAACTATTTTGTCGCAATTCGCAAACTAATCACAGCCTACAAACAAATTATTATCGTGGCGGTACCTCCGCCAACCGACCCGAAGGATCATACGCATACGGATGTCCATGGAACAGTCTTGCCCTTTATTGGTACAAACTCCGAGCGCGTTCAATACACGGCCATCATGAATCGGTGTATTGAACGGAATTGCCTCGAGTACGGATATACCTACTTCAACCCCTATAGCTTCTATACGAGAGAGGATGGCTGTCTGAATTATAGTCTATCGGATGGATGCATACATATTGGTGATACGGTCCGTATTTTGGACGAATTTGAGAAATTGGTCTAATTTACGTGCGGAAAAGGGAATCATTCATAAAATAGTATATTCTATAGATGATTTCCGTGGAAGATTTTGACTTCAATACTTCTACAGTGGTCTGTAAGACAATGGAACACTACGGAAGTGATAAGGGGTCCGCAAGAGTTGGGGCGGCTTGGCACAATTACACAATCGTTTATAATAAGTTATTTGAAGCCCGTTTCCAAGCCCCCCTACGAATCTTTGAGTTAGGGCTGGGAACGACGAATCCTGCGATTCCATGTGGAATGGGTGCCTACGGGAAGCCAGGCGCATCCTTATACGGCTGGAGGGATTTATTTCCGAACTCTTCCATTTTCGGGGCCGATATTGACAGGGATATCCTGTTTAAGACTGACCGAATCAGTACCTTCTACTGTGACCAGACTTCACCGGCGATAATACAGGAGCTATGGAAGAACCCGGAATTACAGGAACCCTTTGATATCATAATAGACGACGGTCTTCACACTTTTGATGCCAATAAGACTTTCTTTGAACATAGTATTCAACACCTACGGAAGGGAGGGTATTACATCATTGAAGATATTAATAATGGATACAGAGAAAGCTTTAAGAATGCCATTAAAATATGGAAACAGAATCTTTCGCATCTATCCTTTTCCCTGTTACACGTCCCTTTGGAATGTAATAGCTGCGACAATCGCCTGTTAGTCATACATTATCCGGATGTAATCAGCCCGACGAAAGCAGCCTATCTTGAAATGGAAAAGAAGGCTCCCAAAGACAATCGCAATCTTGTCTATTTCTCTGTGTTTTTCAATCGCGACTATTTCAAGCTCGCCGATCTTCTTCTGAAGTCTATTCGGTTCTATTCTGAAACCGACACTATTGATTTCCTCATTCTGACAACGGAAGATTTCCAGGAGAACGTCTATGAACTATGTGCCGCGGCGGGAGTCTATGTGAAAATCCAGCTTCTCCCTTTTAAGACTATTTTCCAGGCGGCCTGCGCTCGCCTCTACATTTTTGACTACAAGAATATCAATCAGTATAAGACAATTTTGTATCTGGATACGGACATTCTCATTAAAGGGAATCTGAAAACCATACTCGGATTTCCGCTGGAGGAGCGCGTCTATGGTCTAGAATGTGGAACTATTCACAGCCCGAGCTTTGGAGTACAGTTTTTCGGGCCGTCGGCGAACCCTTCCATCAAGGGATTCAATAGCGGCACACTCCTCTTTCCGAACTGCCTACCGGTTCGCGACGTCTTTTCCAGAATACGGGGACACTGTGACGCCTATTCAGACTCAAAGGCGGCGATTCCGTACTGTATGGACCAGCCTTTCATCAACTATCACTGTATTAAGGGGGGCGTTTATAACAATGTTCTCCTGAATCCCTATGTCAGCCTCTTTGAAGGATATGACGAGGTGAAAAATGAGGCCACGTCCATCGTCTGCCATTTTTCCTTCCCTATTGGAAATTCTGGACACAAACTCAACAGAATGAAGAAGTATTTTGCGGAAATGCTGGAGGCCAAGAAGGAGGCCGTTGGCGGAACAGTGAATCCTGTCGGCAGACGGTATTCTTGGGGAGCAGGATATATCAAATTCCTTGAAAAAGGTATTGAAACCCCTTGGGGAAATGGAGAATACGCGAGTCTCGGCTCTAACTGGTTTCGGGTAAATTGGAACGGATGCTTTCATGTTATTCGGATGAACGATGCTTTTACAGGGTATTCAGGCCTACGTATCTGGCCGAACGATTTTGGGGTTTGTCAAGGGGGCCTCCAACCTTTTTAGAAAAATAAGCTTAGAAAGCGAACAACATCCCCCCACGCCCAGCATAAACGCGGAAAATATTGTAAGTCTCCGCCCAAACTCGCACAATATATCTGGGAACAGCGTTCGGATTGGAAGTTCCCGCGAAGGGCTGGAATTCAAGCTCTAAATCAACACTTGATATTTTATTCATGTTCGCCTCTCCTGACGGATGCGACGGTGAGAGGTGTCCATGATTCATGCCAAAATGGAGGGAATAATAATACCGATTCACATAGGGAGATTTTTTCATTTCGTAGGAGGGGAAGAGAGACCGAAAGACGGACGGGCTCGTGGTGGAATATCTGACGAGATTATTCTCATACATGAGTTGAATAGATTTGAGCGGCTCAGAATTCCGAAATACGTAGGCCGGTTGCAAAAGGGCGGGCGATCTGGACCCGATGGGCGTTGCGTTCGGCCACCACGGGGTAGTTGTGTTGGCGCCACTCAAATCCCTCGTGCCCAAATGCTGGGCATTGTAGGAATCACCCTCATAGCGCTGGGCATAAAAGAAAATATTCCGCGTCGGATTCGGAATTGACAGATTCACCGTGGCCGTTGCCGACGTCCCAGTATCATAGGGCTCAAAAGTGTAATGCTGCGTTATAGGGACTTCAATATCGGAAATGCGGAATTTGTTCGCTTCAGGGGCGTCCAGATAGATGTATTCGGCATACATGTAGGTATCGCCGAGTGTTAGAGTCGTCGGCATGGCGACGTTCGGAATTGGGGAGGCGAGCACAGAGACCGCAGGATTCCCCTCTTGTCCCGGTGCCGCCGGTAGGCCGGCTATAAGTTTTCCTGCGGGGTCGGCCCAGAAGAATGGGGAGGCAGCCATAGGAAAATATGCGCTTCCTGGAGTGGCAACCTGGATGGCAGCGGTAGCAGTGGCAGTACGCCCTGTGCTCACATAGAGACTGGAGGCAGGATTGAACGCCACGGTGAGTTTTACAGGGTCGGCAGCGAGGGCGTCAATGGGCAAATGGACCCCTGAATCTCCGCGACAGAACCAGAAAGGGAGCGGAGTGTAGGTCACAGGGGCCGTCACAGTCGTCGCGTAATTCGGGAAATTAGTGGAGTTCCGCTGGATGAGACCATTGACGAGCTCAACCTTCTCCAGCGGCGTGTAGAATTCATCCAGGACCTCCAACAGGCGTCCGTCAATCTGCTCCACACGGGCTCCACCGATATCTATGGTAGCCTGATTGAGGAGCGAGTGGCCGAGAGAATTCGTCCAGATGAAGGCGGGACCGAGGAAGGTCTTGCCGGCCGCTGTGGCAGCCGCTTGGGCGGCTTTCTGGGCCGGTCCGATGTCGGGGAAGGTTGTCACAAGGAAGAGACGGGAAATCAGATGCCCCTTTCTGGGAAGCGTGATAACCGCCTTGGAACCGAAGTTCGGCTTGGTGTCAAAATCCAGGCGCACCCATTGGGTCGTGAATCGGCCGGCGCGAATCAGGACGGTTTTGAAAAGGGATATATTGGGCTGTCCTCTCGGTGGCAACAGACGGGAATCTTGTATTCCACTTTGGAGCACTCGTAGGAGCGAGGCAACCATTCCTATTGAAGGGTTACAGAAATGGTGTTTAGTAGGTTTTCTTGGAACGGCGTGTTCTTCTTCCGCCCGTGCTAGGGCGCCGCCACCGCGAGTTTTTCAACCACTCCTTGTGCCACCCTTCCTCACCAGGGTGAAGACGCTGGCAAGTATGAGGGCAGACACGCTTTCCCGTCTTGGGATCCGTATACTCGTACGCCCAGCACTCCTCTCCTGAGAATTCATCAACAACCCATTTGCAGGGCTGCTGAATCTTATTGGGCTTTGCTCCTCTTTTCAGCGTCATTGAGGCACGGTTCTTCACATTTCTAGCATACTTCTCACGCTTGAGTGCCTCCTTTGTGAGATTTCTTGCGGCCTTCTCAGCCGCATATTCATTCTCCTTTCTTTTACGCACCGCCGGTGATTCTTCCTCAATATCGTTGTTCGCCATGTTTGCCCACCGAGGACCTTCAAGATACCGTTTCCAATAATCGCCCATTCTACTTTATAGAATATTTTATTAAACCAGAATGTCCTGTCCGGTCTGCTTCAACTGTGGCGCCCAGGATCACCCCGCTTTGAAGTGCTCCATACTTTATCGTGACCTGGATGAAGGCTTTTCTAATGAGAATGGGGCAACGGGGAAGCAGGACCCGAGTGATGATGAGGAGGATAAGGCAATGACTCATGTCGTATTGCCTACCGCCTTAATCTTCAAACACCGCATTCGTCAGCCCATTCTCGCATCTCAGCCAGTTCAATGCTACACAGAATACCTTAACCTCCCAATCCTGTTCCGCTACATTCCCCCCAGGATTCCGAATTTCCAGCGTAAGACGCAACGAATTGGCTCTGGAGGCATTTATGGAGCCCGTCGGCTGATGATCGCCAGGGCGCTCGGCAAATGAGAGGCCATACATGTAATTTGAATAGGAGTTGAATCCCCCCTTATGTTTTGACGCTATATGCTGTCTAAAATACTGCTCGTCAGACTCAATGATTAGAATACCATTGACCTGTAGTTTAGCGTTTAGAAGCATAGGGGCGGTGATGAATTGCTCAGACGGATTCACAGGCCACTCGGACTCTAAACGATTTGTGTAATTCGTCCATTCGTTATTGGTACGCACCGTCTTCCGCCGCACAAACCACAGGATTTCTTCCACGGGATGATTCGCCTCCAAAGGGAGCTGAATCGTCACAGTATCTGCCGAACTATTCTTCGCTAGCTGATACTTCGTCGGTTCGTCAAAGTAAAATGTCTGGACCTCCCGATGAATCATCTCAAAAGGCTGTCGTAGGAGCATCTGGCGATACTCACCATCCACAAGGGCTCCGTGAGTGAGCAGGGATATGGAGTCTATGGCGGGAGGGTTACTCGCCGTCTGGACTATCACGATACCGTTCGGAGTATTGAAGGGAATGCTCTGATTCAGCGGAGTTTCTACACAGGACGCCCTCGCCCCAGACATTCTGCGAACGACCTCCTGGAAGGGCCGCAATGTGATGAAGATTCGCACCGTCCCCTCCTTGGACCCAATCAGGTGGAGGGCGTCCTGGTATTTCACACGGCTGAAGAAAAAGGGGAGAATACAGTGAATTACACCGTCCTCTGTGGGGTAGATTCTCGGCGCTGCCAAGTTCTTCAGAGTCTGTCTCGGAATCTTGGCGGAATGGTCGTAGGCGACTCCCACCTGGGAATTATAATCGGGATATATATTTCCAAAGACATCGGCAAAGTCGCCATCAATCGTCTCAATCGTCTTCCCATCAATCTCCAATTCGGCCTGGGCGATGGCGGCGGTGCCGAGAGAATTCGCGTATTCCCAGCCATCTGTAATAGGATTCACATAGGTCCAGGTGCCGCCGGCGAGCCCATTCAGCGTCGTGATATCCAACCAATGCGCCAACTTTAGCTCCAGAGTCGCCCCGAAAATGAGGTCGCCATTACGAAGGGAGCCGATGTCAAAACAGAAGCGCTGGCCGAAGTCGGCGGGACCCCTGAAAAGAGTTGTTTGGATGTTTGGGGCGAAACTGATGAGTTTTCGCTGGGTGTCACGCGTGAACCAACTTTGATTTGTTGTGAGCGGGAACAGATAATTCTCTTGGGCGTCACGATCCGTGAGATCCAATAGAGTTGTAATTCCTCCGAGCGGTTCTTTGCTCATCTCGGATCCTTTCCTGTATGTAGGTAGGATAGTTTAGACCTTCCGCCGGCGTTGGGTGCGGCGTTTTCCTCCATATAAACCAGCCAGTTCATTTTGACGGGATTTTAATCCAGCTTTAGTTGGTTCAAAACTCATTAAATCGGGCTCTTCTTTCTTAAGTCCAACTTTATTAAGTCCAAGAAGATTCCCTGTTTTTACACGATTATAGCGGGCTTTATTTGTATTGCGTTGTAGTTGTAGTTGTCTTCTTCTTTTATTAAAGGTATTCCGAATTGATTGATATCCGCTTCTTAAATTTCCCGGAGAGGAATATCCAGAATATTTTTCTCGCTCCAAATCCTTAAGAGCATTCATGTACTGTATATTAAATACATTACCTTTACCAGTCCCACCATGTGTACATATTTCGCCCCATTTTTTTAGTGTTTCCTTAAATTTATCTATATCCTCCTTTGTTCCTGCTATTTTATCCACATATTCCCAAAAAATTTTTTTATTTTCATTACTAATGGTATATACATACCTAATATGTCCAAAAAATTCAGATGTGTAAGATATTTCAAGTTTTTGTGCCATTTCATCAAATAATGGTGTTGGCAAAGAAGCCCACTTTTTACCTGCTTTTGAATAATAAAATGGCTCTAGAGGAATTTCTTGGGAGGTGCTCATTCTACTTTATAACCGCATTTTAATTACTGAACGCCGTATAACCCCGCTCCTTCTCAATATTAAACAGAGTCCAACTCTCAATTACAATCATCAGTTCCAGAGTCTTCGTCAGAAAGGCGTCGCCCGCTGAAGGCGACCGCATCAAAAACAGGAACGCCGGCTTCTCGGCCGTGGAAAAGTTAATGGATCCTTCTGGAACCCGCTTGAAGGGCGACTCGCGCCCTGCCCACGCCCCCAAATCCCAGTTCATCTCTCCCACCTGGAATCCAGGATTCCGCTCCTCCTTACAAAAAGGAACCAGCGTATTCCAGACAATCGGGGCTGCGGTGTCCTCTCGTATCTTGCCGGCGATGTTGAAGGAAAGTGTCGTGTAATAGGGGTTGGCGTTGGCTGAAGAAGTTGCGTAACGGCGATTCCGCTGTAAATTATCCCTCGTTCTGAAAACCCAGAAGGCTCTGGAAGCGGGGTGGCTCCCGTCCAGATTAACCGAAGTATAGATATCGGCAGCGCCAGTGAAGGAATATTCAGATTCGTACAAAATGGAATACGGAATTTCGTGGTGAGCCTTCTGGACGGCCTCTCTGGATTCGGGGTCCAGATAAGTATGGCGAGTCTCCAGAGTAATGGTCGGCCGCCCTATTTTTTCTCTCGGAAGCGGGACAAACATGTAATTCATGGTCGGGTCGGTCCGATTCGTCACTTGAAAGACCGGTTGGCTCCAAGGAGCCGGTCGCACCACGGTAGAATCAGTGCACTCAACACAATCCTCTAGAGTTCTCAGCGTGAGCTTCAGGCGGAATTTCTGTTGTCTCATGCTGCTGGAGGGAAGGCCCTGGCCATCCGCCAACATGGGAATTTTTAGCCGTAGGCGACCAGGAGTGGCCAGTCGCGACAGGTCCGTTGTATTCTGGTCAAATCCGGTCATACCGGTTAGGGCATTATCCAGCCAAGCGGAATTTACAGAGCCTCTGGAAAGTTGGGAGGCCCATAGAGCATCGCCGCTGAATTCCTGTAGGAGAATCTTGTCCTGGAAAATTTGGATATTGGAGAAGAGGAAGTAGGCGATGCCCCTCGTGTAGCCGTAGGAAACTGGCGTGGTCGCCGCTGTCTGAATAAGATAATTCCAATCCGTATTGAGGCCGGCCTCAACCGGGGGAAGCCAGGTGGGCAAATCTATAAGGACAACCACATCCTGGAAAAGATCGCCAGCCATCTCAAATTCAAATTCACAGGAACGTCCGAAATCGGGGCCGTTCAGAGGAATGGTTCTCCGAAGTTCATTTACAAATCCTGGGCGGCGTTCATAGCGAGTCTCAAAAGGATTGACGGCCTCCTTGAATGTTTTGCTGATGAAGTAATTATCCTTATTTCCTCTGGCCACCGTTTCGTAGAGGGCTCCCTCGTTTAGGGTTCCTGAGCGAATGGAAGCCATCTCCTAACCTTTATCCGGGTATTTGCCTTAGACTTGGGAGTCGCAGGTGATTAGGATATTTGCCTTAGACTTGGGAGTCGCAGGCGATTAGGATATTTGCCTTAGACTTGGGAGTCGCAGACGATTAGGATATTTGCCTTAGACTTGGGAGTCGCAGGCGATTAGGATATTTGCCTCAGGACTAATTGCGCCGTCTCGCCCCTCTTCACAGGGAGGGTGAGATGGGCATCCCGATCGTAATTCGGAATTGGAATTATTTCTGTTGCAGGAATTCCAGAAGAAATCCACTGGGAAATTATTCTCTGAATTGTTTGAATTCCGAAATTCACCTGAGGAATTCCGACCTTGCGAAGTTTCTGGAGAATTGTAATTCCCTCCGTGAGTCGGTCCTCTTTGGATTTGTCGGCAGGCTCCATTATAATATGAGAAGGTACAACCTCCTTATACTATGAATTTAGGCATCCACTATAACTTCCGCCGGTTCTTCCGGGTCATCCCCTTACCACCAGAATGGACCGAATTATTCCCGGAATTATAGGAAAATCTCGGATGCTTGGCCCGTCTAAGAGATTGAGGCTCTGGAACATCTGGAGGCTCCAGCCTATAATCAGAATTCCAATTTCCCCTCCGCGTCATTCTTGCCAAATTATCATTATTTGCAAGAAAGGGGCCACTGGGCAATTTCATTTCAATCCCCAGGCTCCCAATTCCCCGTTTAAGATATTTCAATATCACTTCTCCTTTAATACCAGCACTATTCATTTGAATTATTGTTTCTCTAAGTTCTTTCATTTCTTCTACCATACGTCCTTTCAGTTCGGCAACCTCCGAATTCATTTACTAGGGTCGCAGAAATTACGAGCAGGGGCAGGTCGTCGTGCAATCGCAATTCGTTCTGCCCTGGGACACCACAACCTTCTGTTCATACGAGGTGTAATTCACCTTCGCACAGCCCGAATTAAGCTCCTTTCCGCAGGCAGGAGGGCAGCTGCCACCCTGGGGCGTCAATACGGCTGTCTTGTAGTTTAGCCATACCGCTTTGCTCTTATCACGACGTATCTTGTCTGAGGCGTCCATTCTATCGGTCTCTAGGAAAATAAACGCGCGGAACCTTCGGCCAAACCTTTTATGAAGTGTTAGAAGGCTATGTGTGGAATATTCGCGGTCATTGGCAAGGACCTACATATCGGAAAATATAGCGAATGTATGAAACGGCTCTATGCCCGTGGTCCGGAAGGCACCAGATTTTATGCGCTGGACACCAGGGGTTTCCTCGGCTTTACGCGCCTCGCGATTAATGGTCTTACGGAGCAAGGTATGCAGCCCATGAAGCGCGACGACTGTGCTTGGGTAGCCAATGGCGAAATTTACAATTGGTCTGCGCTGAACACTGTGAATTCACTAGGATGTAACAGTGGAAGCGACTGTGAAGTGATTGGCGCACTCTATACGGACCTGTATTCGGCGGAACCCTTGGGCAAAATCGGGGCTATGTTTTCGTCGCTGGATGGCGTTTTTGCGGCAATCCTCGTGGATACTGTACAGAATCGGGTCATCGTGGCGAGAGACCCCTACGGAGTCCGTCCACTCTTTGTTGGGTCGAGTGCTGAAACCCTCTTTTTCGGGAGTGAAATGAAGAGTCTTGACACGGTCTGTGACACGATTGAGCCCTTTCCGCCTGGAACGGTCACAGTCTATGATTTGGACAGCGGGGAAGTGCTCTATACGGAGAAATACCACAAGGTCTCCACGATTCCGTTGCCGATTTTCACGGATGTTGAGGTGGCGGGGGCGGCGGTTCGCTCCGCTCTACAGGTGGCTGTCAAGAAACGGATGATGATGGAGCGTCCCGTGGCCGTGCTTCTCAGCGGAGGACTGGACAGCAGTCTAATTGCTTCGCTGGTCGCTGCTGAACTGAAGGCAGCGGGAAAGCCCGCCCTGAAGACATTCAGTATTGGAATGACCGGCAGCAGTGACTTGAAATACGCGAAGATTGTGGCCGACTGGATTGGCTCAGACCACACGGAAGTCATTGTGACACCCGAGGAAATGTTTGATGCCATTTCGCCGGTGATTTTCCACATTGAATCGTATGATACGACGACGGTACGGGCGTCTGTTGGAAACTGGCTCGTGGCTCAGGCTGTGAGGACAATGTCTGACTGTAAGGTCGTATTCAATGGCGACGGATCCGATGAAATCTGGGGTTCGTACCTGTATTTCTACGGGGCTCCCTCGGCGAAGGAATACGAGGATGACGTTCTGCGCCTTCTTGATGAGATTCACACCTTTGATGTTCTTCGGAGTGACCGATCGACTTCCTCAAATGGCTTAGAGCCGAGAACGCCCTTCCTGGACAAGGCCTTTGTTCAGACGGTAATGTCTATTCCTCTTGCCTACAGAATGCCGCGGCGGGGCGGAGTGGGCGGAGTGGGCGGAGTGGGCGGAGCGGGCGGGGTGGGCGGAGTCGGCGACGAGGGTGGCGAGGGCGGTGCGGGGCGTCTGCGGGGGCTGTGGGCTGCGAGGCAGG